GAAACCCAAGAACAATGTGGTTTATCTCTTTGTCTATCTTGCGAAGGAAAATACACAGACAAAGAACTTGCAGAACAAGGCATGATAAAAGGCGAAACATGGAATGAGTATTATGCTGATTTAGATATGCCAAATGAATGGGTTAATGTTTCTTATGGCAATGATGAGCTACCAAGTTTTATATCTCAAAAAGATATACATAAGGCATACCATATATGGATTAATAGCTTTAATGAGAAAGTAAGAAAAGAAAATCATGATCTTGATTTTGGTAATGAACTTGCTCCTAGATTTAATATCACCTTATGTTATGGGAGTGGCTATGATTTATTGTCCACAAATAGCTTTGATGAAGTAATCAAATGGATCAAAGAAAATCCTAAAACTAAACAACAAATTAAAGAAACTAAGGAGATAGTCTAAAAATGCACGACATATTAACAAGAAAAGCAACACCACAAGAACAAGCATATTTAGATAAGATCTATGGTTTAACAAAAAACCAAAAAAAGATAACAGAAGATTACGATATTAATTTTTATCATAGTGGAGGTGGTTGTAGGCACTTTGCTTTTGATCTTAATATTTCTGATATGGAAGGAGATAATCTTTTTTGGTTTATAAATTCTGTTTCAGATAAAAGACAATTACCAATAAAAGAAAATGAAAGATGTTCTTTTTATCTGTATTACGAACAATGCTCTGACTCAATTATAAATAAGATAGCAAAAATTCATAAACAAAATAATGAAGAAGAATGTTTTGATAAAGGGCATATATTTATTTACGACACACTAAAAAATGGTGTGCCAAAAATAAAAGCACTAACTAAAAAACTAGAAATATTTAATTATAAGGAGCAAGACTAATGACTAAGTATGAATGGAAAGCAGGAGGAGGATCAAAAGGTATTATCGAAGCTGATAATCTTTTGGATCTGATTAAGCAGGTTAATCTAGGACTTATGAATGAACTGGGTTATTACCTGGATGAATTCACGAGCATAGAAGAAATGAAACCAGCCATGATAAGTGTATGTGAGAATTGCAGCACGCAATCCTGGACTATGGAAGATACGCACGGCAACCCAATAACCAACCACGCAGGCAAGGACGCATACTGTTTTAAGTGTGATGACTTTGCTAATGTCATAGAAATAAAGGAGCAAGACTAATGAATGATAAACAATTTATACAATTTCAAGATGATTTTTATGATCTCTTAGAAAAATATGGGGTTAAAGATATAGACATTGAACACCCTAAGTTTACCAAGATACTAAACCTTAGAGATAAAGTTGTGAATTTTATAGAGGAGCAAAACTAATGAGTAATTATGTATGTGATGAATGCACATCTGATGATATAGAAATCATCAAGGACAAAAGCAATGAGATGGATTGCTATTGCAACGACTGTAAACAAGAAAACTATACTGTTTCCTTGTGGTGGATTAATAAGGAGCAAAACTAATGAACTTTAAAGAAGAAATGGATCGCATTTTAAAAATGCAAGAGGACAACATGAGAAATGAAAGAAACTTTATCAAGCATTGTAAGAGCATCAAAGATGATGAGATCAATGATGCTGCAATAGAGCTGGGCTTACATGCTGATGATGATAGAGATGAGATTATTAATAAATTAAATGGAGGTAGCTGATGACTGAATACAAAGATAAAGTAAAGCATCAAGGAAAACTTATACGCTTAGAGACATGGAGGAAAGGGATCAAGATGATACTAGATGAAAAAATCCATGATGATATGCCTTGGAAAATGCGTATTGTTTTTAATGATGATAGTGAAACGCTTGAATGGTCTAACACTAACCATAAACAATATACGCCTTGTCCCCATAGCGAGGAAGATCTTATTGACATGATGGAGAATGATGAACATGAATATCAAAGAAAATTATTTAAACAAAGGAGAGGTTATGAAATTTAAAGTAGAGAAAAATAAACCCATTAACAAATCAAACTATAGGACACCATTTACACAGGCCCTAAATGATCTTGAAGTAGGAGATACCATTACAGGCTTATCAAAAGTCCAGGTATATAAATTCAGACCTAACTTCTACACACCGCATTTCCACGATCGCAAGTTTAGATTCTGGAAGGACGCAGAAACTAGAGACTATTGCATACAAAGGACAACCTAATGTCATTTGAAAAAGGAATGACTGAGCTGCAACGCTTGGTCAATTCCCTTGATGACGACAAGCTATCACTAGAAGAATCAATCAAATCTTTTGAGAAAGGCATGAAGATTAAACAATACTGTGAACGCAAGCTAAAAGACGCAGAAGATAGAGTTAAACTAATTCTTGATCAGACTGATCCTCAATGAGATCCTTGTCAGCTTCTACCACCTCAGATGTCCCCAAGATAATTTGGTTCTCCAGGACTAACTCCTTCAACCTATTCTCTAGCTGATCCCTACTCATGTTATCTATCTTATGTATCTTCAGCTCTTTCCTATCCACCATAAGCCCAGCAAGTTTAGCTCTTGCAATCTCAGCAGTAACAGCAGGCCCATAACTTCCATCAGCTAATGCAACATCCCTTATCTCACCAAGCTTAGTTGCTATGCCCTCAAAAGTAATTTCATTCTTAGTACGCTGAATAGCTTTCAGCTCCCTAATTCTTTCTTGCACATGAGCATACTGCTGATCACTCAACAACCTTGTTGCCGCGACACCTGGATTTTCATACCCAGCAAGATGAGCACACTTCGTCTGCTTATAATCCTGATACACCATAAGGTCGACAAATGTTTCCTGTTTTTTTGTTAGCTTTTTCTTCTCTTCCATTTCTATATCCTTACTCTATTTCTACTAGAGAAAACTATCTCTTCAAAGTAAGAGGGTATTTTAATATACCTCTCACTATAGTTCTCTATAGAGATGCACGTACGCACAGTTGCACGTACCAGTAAAACTAGGGCTTTCAGAGGTGCATGTGCGTATGTGCAGGCATGTGCAACTGCACAGCCACACAGACACCTAAATCGCATAAGACTAGGGCTTCGCAGGGTGGGTGTGCAATTGGGCATTTTCCCATTGCACATACGTTTTTGTATAATTTTTGCACAACCAGGCTTTATATTATTATGAGACATTTGTTTCTTTCTCTCCTTGTTACCTTTCTTTTTACCAAAGATCTTCTCAAAGTTTACATCAAACTTATCACGATCTTTAGTTCTATCACGACTACCTTTACTCATTTTCTTTTCCTAAATAATTTATTCTCATGTCTCTGGAAAGACCACTCTAAAAATCTATCTATTAAATTGTTGAAACAATCTATCACTTTATCTCCATGTTCTTAAATATATGTTTGATCACTGCAATCGTCCAACCATTGCCTAACATTTTAAAACGCTGACTATTACTGACATGATTTGTATAGTTATCTGGAACTGTTTGCAGCCTCTCGCATTCTAAAGGTGTTAGCTTACGCCAGTAGACTTCATCTTTAGTTAGGACGCTATCTTTTTGTACTGATGTTACAGAGTTAGATTTATTATCCTTCCTTAACTCTAACATCTGTTGAGGCTTTGCTTCTTTCCAGGCTACCCTGTTACCATCTTTATCTATTGATCTAGCACGATAAGCTCCAGCTATTACTTTGGGTTCTTGTATGGGTTTATCTACAGCAACAACACCATAAGGAACTCCTTTATACATGTTGGCTGTTAAACAATCAGATTTTTTGCTTTCATGTTTGATGTATATATCTTTTCTTGTTTTACCGCCTGACCATTTATCTGAGCTTCTATTCATGTATGCAATAGCTTTATCTGTTAGACCTTCTATCTGTCTTGTCTCCAATATATCCTTTAAGACTATGCCTTTTTCTTTTGGTTCTTGTATTCCAGGTATGTTAGTCCAGTAGTATCTTGGTCTTGACTGTGCGCTTAGTAAGGAGCTGTTAATAAAGATGGGCTCGATACCAAAGGGGATATCTGGATAACATGCTGACACCTGTTCGCTGATTACCTGTAAGTATTCTTTCTTCATTCTTACATTCTCTAATAAGAAATACTTTGGT